ATCATGTTAGCAGCAACTTCATAGGCTCTGGGATGCTGCGATTCTTTAGCAACTTCTAAAATACCATCTAGTGCTTCGTTACCTTTCTCTATAAGGTTGTAATAATTTGAACGAGAATAATCAGCATCAGGATTATTTTCCTGTGGTTGATGAATAGTTATAGGCTTTGCATTTTCTCTAGCAACAGGCATATAATCAGTGTTCAAAATATTTGAAAGATTTTGATCTACATCACTCATGTTATATTAGGAAATTCCTCAACTGTAGTGTCAAATCCAAATGCTGTATTCGCATTTGCTGTGTTTGGATTTGGTATCACAGTTAGATTTGTTAATTGATTATCATTGCTTGCAAAAGAAGCAATATTATACGCAGCATTTGAAGATACACCAAACAGATATCTTCCAGCCTTAAGAATACCGCTCGTATCAGTAATGATTAGTGTATTTGTTGATGGCGACCAAGAATCAACTTTCGCCGTAACATTTGACGTATTAAGTGTTCTCCCTTCATAAACAATTTCACCTGCTTGGTACGTGCCAGAACCAGAAGCGACAGTAATTGATCTTTTATTCAGTAATGAGAACGTATCATTATATGTATTTGCCGTAGCCTTACGAATAATATCTCTAGAGACAATCGGACCGTACATATAACCTTTTGCGGTAAAGGTCAAAGTCCAAACAATAACTCTAGTTGGGTCTGCACCGCCAATATCCTCAACGTTTTGAATTACATTTTGAAGAATAAATGGAACGTCGGTTTTTTGATCTGTCAATCCAATAAAGTCAATTGTCATTGTATAGTCTGGATTGAAGAACGGAAGAATCTGCTCTATGATCTGAGTCCCATCTTCAACGTTACGAACATAAATGCTTAATGTAAAATCAAAATTATATGGTGTAGTTCTAATTGCTTTTATTGATGTAGAATCATTTGCTGAATAACTCTCGGCAAACAGTGTTCTTTTGCGCAATGGATCATATGTAATACTTGTTAGCTCAAATCCCATTCTTGGAAGAGTTATTGCAGTTTCTTTAGTCAACTCTGGATCTTGAGTAATACGTTGATAGAACTTTTCTTTCTGTGAATACATCAATGGAACATTAATACGCTCAATCTCTTGCGTGCCTGCTTTATTATAGCGAACAAGGCGAATGTCGTTAAACATTGTTCCAAAAGAAACAACCATCTTTCGAATAACTCTATGATAGAAATGCGACTGCCCAAACATTACGGTTCACCAAATGGATTGATTTCACTGAAGTCAATAACATTAACTCCCTCAGTTTCTATACGTGAATTATCTTCAATGTTTTCGTAATTGGAGTTTGTAAGTAAATCTGGTGTAGAAGCAAGACTCCATATAGCACCACTAGATGCGCCAATAATATTAGTATTAGCGACAAATGCTCCAAATACGTTACGAATTTTTAATGCTCTATTTGGCTTATTCCAGCCAGCAACAACTGCTTTAGCAGTTGCGGCAGCAAGTGATGCACCTTGATACACTGTTTCATATAATGTGTATGTCTTAGTTCCGCCAGCTGTCAACGTTAGATCTGTTGCGTATGCTTGGATATTACCAATACGATCAATCTCGCTGACACCAGTTTGCAATAGTTCGCCATTATACTTGAAGGCTTCCATCGATATCCCATACATGTATGGGTTCTTAGAGTCACGACCCAACTGGAAGAAGTTTTTTTCATCTTCAACAAACTTAATTTCCATAAGTTTATATTGAATTGGAAGATAAATTAAATCGCCTTCTTTTGGAGTATGGTGAGTGCTTGGGAATCTACTTGTTACTAGTTTTTCATAAGTTCTACGAGCAATACACAGGCGAGCAGTTTCTTGAATTTCTAGACCGAACTTACCAAAGAACTCTTTATTTCCTTCATAACCTTGAACTGATTCAAGATACATCTCAAGTTTGATGGCACTTCTATAAGTTTTAACTGGATCATCACCAAATAATTCATCGGTTGATGATTGAGATTCGCGTGGCATGTAATAGACATCGATTCCATGATTCTTAATAGATTCGATGATTAAATCTTCAAGGAGCAACTGTTCTTGAGTTGCTCTTTGGTTGTTAAAATATACGCTAGTTCCCATTTTAGCCTACAATAAATCCAGCTGGTTCTTCGTAAGTTTCACGGAGATGCGTTTCTAATTTTTCAATTTCACCAGATGCCTCGTCCCAAATAGCTTGTCCGTTGATGACTAGACCACCAGGAAGAACATAATTGCCATACTTCTTTAGATTCTCGCCCCATTGACGCTTGAATAGTTGTGAGGTATAGTTCTTGACCCAAGTCTCCTTAAAGACACCTTCGTATGTGTCTTGGTCGACAATTCTATGCCCCTCAAAACATAGATACGAGCCACTAATATATTTGTTCCAATCGGTTTGCACGTGTAGTCTATGAGTATGTTTATTGAATGTAAATGGGGGAAGTCCAGTTACGATCATATCAAGCATCGCCAAATGCTCTCTTGCGATCACATAATAGGTATACGACGAAGAAGTTAAGTTATAGAAATCGTTTAAGCGCAACTGGTAATTAATATCGAACATATTAAAACCTGCCGACGATGTAGAACCCATAGTCGACCCGAGCATCGGGAATACTCGAGTGATTCCAATAATAGAATCAGCAAGATTTACATACTGATTACTAATATCTGCAGAGGTCACTGCTTGAGCCAGATAGACTCTCTCTGTTCCATTGTAATGGAATTCGTTAAACAGCTGTAAGGCATCGTCGATTCGATCTTCTAATTGATCATCATCGACATTAATATCTACGACTGGAAAACCTAGTCTACGAAGACAATAGTCTTTAAGTGTTGCGCGAGTATAAGGTTGTGCCATCTGTAACCTCTCTGAGTATTCTATATTTAGTCACTCTACAAGTTTACCTTCTCGAGAGGTGTAAATCCGATTCGGGTCCATATGAGCAAAAAGTTCTTGGTTCGGCTCTCCCGGAAGGAGTCTAATACCGACAGTTTCCTCACCAATATGCTCTATAATATGACCTCCGTTGTAATTTTTAAGAACAGCAGAGTACATTTGATAATAAAATTCTAGATAAATCATTATCATGCCTTCATTGATATTGAAATTCCAGTAATCTTTGAAAGGGTAGTTGACTATATTTTTTCGATAAAGCGAGAACATTGGGGAGAAAACCGCAGTATTTTTGCGATAATAAAATTGATTAATTTTTATATCAGTTTCTTCAATTTTAGAGGGCTGCTCATGGAAGTACCACGGCTGGCGATGAAGAACAACTGAAGCCATTTTCTCATCTGATTCTAATACTGTAATTAAATCATCGATTTTAATCGGCTCCAAAAGAACCACGTCGTCCTCCTGATGAAGAACATAGTCGTAATCCTGCGTTTTTAACCAATCAAACAACCAAGACCAAGTCACAGAAAGCCCGAAATTCTTTTCGTTTAGAACTAATTGAAACCCATGAACCTTCCCTAATAACTCAAAAATCTTATCGTTTCTGGTGCGAGGATAGTCATCTACAAGCATTTTTGTGACTTGATGATCACCGTAGTCCAGATTTTTTAATGATTCTAACGTTTTCGTTAGATACCTGAGGCGATTAGTCGAGAAAATTACATGAAGGATTTTCATCAGAATTCTGTGTTGAAGAAGAATGTTTGGAAAAGACGACCGTTTTGAAAGTTATCGCCAAAATAATCCATCGATGCATGAAACATATTACCGCGATATAGAACCAGACGATTGTACTTGTTTGCAATATAGTCAACCATTTCCCATTTAGTATAGTCGTAGCCTTCATGATCGTCGGTGGTCTTGAAATATTCACCAGAGGCTTTGTGTCGATATAAGGCAGTTCCTGCAGACAGCGGAGCGTTTGGAGTTAAATAGCAAACACCAGCCCAAGTATTATAACTATCAGCATGGATCCAAGTTCTATCCTGTGCGGTGCAAATTTGAAATGCACCATCGTAGCCAGAGTTTTCCAGCCAGTCAGTTACTCTTCCGCCAGCAGCTAATACTATGTTGGCGATCGTGGCTTTTAATCCTTGGTCGAGCCAAGGCGCTGTTCTCAATCCAGGATAGTTTCCCTTCACTTCAAATGGTTGATTGAGAGCATAATTTCTGACTTCATCAGGATTACTATAAAAGTCATCAATAATAATCACATTAGTTTGCATATAATAACCTCAATAATACATTAATCGATTAGTGACACCATCCCACCCTAAAACACGCCAATCTGTTTCGATAATTTTATCAGTAAAAAATCTTGTAAAATAATACATTAATGTCTCGATATCATAATGTTTCATTGCATCATTCTGTAAAAGATCACCTATGACATCAAACATATCTATAAACTTATCTAGATGTTCTATACCAAACCCAAAAACAACTGTACAATACTGTCGAAGTTTATTATCACCTTGTTCTGATCTCTTATCAACAAAAGAATATCGCCAAGCGTCATTCCATTCATACTCAAATGGTTTTTTGAAGAATATCTTATCTGTGTTTTCTGGTGTGAATAACGAATTATCAAAGTTCATCAATGAATATCGGCCAGTTCCTTTGATAATATAATCATAGGTTTTAATTTTAGCTTTGTTGACTTTAATATATGTATTCAGTAACAGAACTTCACAAACACTTTTATTCGGATGAGTTCTTACTATATTTGCAGTTTCTGTTGAAATATCTTGAAGCCAAACATAAACCACATTCAAAAAAGCAAAAATTTGCCTATAATCTTTAGGGTCATCTGATGCATCCACCAATACAATATCCGTATCAGGATGTCTGTCTCTTAGAGCAGAAATTGAATAAACAGTATGGCGCAATCTTTCCTCATCAGAAAAGGCAGTTCTAGTTGGGCTGTAAGTCAGCGGAGCGTTTTTTCGAGTTTGAATAATAGATCCAACAATAATAAGTTTACGCATAAAAGTTATTCTCAATTATTCGATTCAAATATTCGCGATGTTTATAGTGCACCTCTTCATCGGAGAAGTTTAATCCCCAATTCCTACAATTAATTGGTTGAATCTTGTCAATAGCTTCTATTGCTGTTAATAGTGATTTAAAATCTCTGATTCTATATCCAGTTTTTCCTTCCAAAACAGTTTCAGAAAATCCACCCCAATCTGTAGTGATAGTGGGTGTTCCGCAGAGGTTAGCTTCAATGACCATATTACCAAACGGCTCAACATAATATGTTAAACCTAAAAGTGCTTTCGCCTTTCCCATGAGTTCTTTTCTTTTCTCAGGACCCACATAACCGAGCATCTCTACATGATCTGGGGTTGAACTATAACCTATATCTGTTAATGATCCTGGACCAGCAATAATAAGCCTCTTTCCCGTTTTTTTCGTTGCTTGTATTGCTAGATCAACGCCTTTTTCTGGACACACGCGACCAAAGTAAAGAAAATAATCTTCTTTATTATCTACGAAATCAAACTCACTAATTGTAAATGGATTAGGGATCACTGCATCGAACCATGATGGATTCATAAGCATATCGCTATGACCGTAGAACATATGCATTTGCGCATAAGAAGTGAAAACTCGATATGGCGCAAAAGTTCCGTTGGCGCGATATCCAATAGATGGTTCGACGATTTTGCAAGAAGGGTTCATATCGCATGCGAGTTTATTATCTACTCCATAAAAGCAAACAATAATATCACCAGCTTCTGCGCGTTTCTTTATTTCAGCGCCAGCCTTTTCATTAAAGCCTCGAATATCGTATGGGTCGGTGTTTATATCAACATGAACACAGTTTACTTGCGCAACTGGAATACCATAGTGTATCATCTTAAAGTAAGGTGATAGATGCTTGATATATTTGTATGTATGAACCGCGAAGGGGTCAATACGGTTCATTAAACCAGTGGGATTTCTTGGATTCCCTAAAACATGAATTTTCATAAACACTCACTTCAATGGTATCATTTATATATAAATCTTAAATCAGCGTAAAATCCTCGGCATAGTAATCTCTAACCAATGTTTCTAAAGATCCAGTAATTTCTAGACCTGTTTCTGAACTTTCATTTAGAACTGGGATTTGTAAAGTAGAAACATCAACTCCGAAAGAATTGGCGACAATTTTTAAATTGTTTTCATAATCATCAAAGTTTAAAACTTGTGTAATATTACTTGGTATAATCCACTTTGATTGTTTGGTTAAAATTTGAGCAATAGGATCTTCATATCTTTTATATGGTGCATTAATTCTGTCGAGCAGAAGTTTTTCTGGATCTATATCTGTATTATTGTTAATCAAGACATTTGGTCTATATTTTATCAACAGCTCAAGCCCTCTACCAGTTGTTGTTGATTTTACATGATTATATGCTGAGATAAATCGTTTAATTGGATCTCTCCAAAAAACATATATTTTTTCTAGTTGCGCAGGATTAAATTGCGGTTTCTGATTTGATAGTAAATTAAAACACTCATCAACTGTTAAATGGTGTGATGGTGCTGTAGAAAATGCATCACAAATATAATATCCATGCGGTCTTAAAACATATCTTGCTGTTGAAGTGCCAGTTTTTGGATTACCAATAAAAAGAAACTTTAGATCATTAGAAATAATCATAAAATTATCTCACATCCTTCATCGTTAACGTTCCCCAGAACGTAGAGCCAGCATCGTAGGTAAAGAATGTCCATAGATCTCTTGCATTTGCTGTAGTTGTCGCAGGAGGAGAGGTTCCGCCAGCCCAATAAACGGTATTCACCCATGATGGGGTCCTGCCGCCAGTTGCGTCTTGAATAATAAGAAGAGAAATCATCTGACCATTACCAGAAGCTGGAGCATTAGTAAATGTAAACGCAGTGCTACCTGTTAGAGTATGTCTAAAGTAATTAGATACAGAAAGGTCAACGGTATTTGAAGTTGTGGTGGCTGCACTAGTAATCATAAAATCTTTAGTGCCTTTCAATGTACCAGTCACATTTCCGCTGAACGTTGTATTAACAGTCGCAAACGTTGTATTATGAGTCGCAAACGTTGTGTTCGTTGTCCCAAACGTTGTATTAATAGTTGAAAAAGTTGTATTTGCATCAGAACGAGCAGTATTAGCTTGAGTATAGGCAGCATTTGCTTGCCCGTATGCATTTAATGCATTCGTATTTGCTGTATTCGCTGATGTCTGAGCAGTGTTAGCTGCAGTGTATGCAAGGTTTGCTTGAGCATAAACTGTATTCGCTGATGTCTGAGCAGTGTTAGCTGCAGTGTATGCAAGGTTTGCTTGAGCATAAACTGTATTAGAAGAAGTTTGAGCCGTGTTTGCAGCTGTGTATGCAAGGTTTGCTTGTCCGTAAGCGGAATTTGCTTGAGCATATGCGCTCAGTGAGCTGCTGAAGTTATAAGCTGTTGATCCATCGTCACTCCAAGTCCATTTATCCGTTGTCTCGTTCCATTTTAAATATGTATCAGTTGAAGTTCCTCTTTCTACAGTAATTAATGCATCAACAGCAGGAGCAATTCCAGTGTTACTAGAGTTTAAAATAATTTCATTGTCTTCAACTTTGAGTGTTGATACATTAAATGTTACGCTATCACCCTGAACAAAGAGATTCCCAGTAACCGTCATATCTTGCGAAACAGTTACATTAGATGCAAGAGTTAATGCAGAAGTTGGACGCCCGATTAAGGTAAATGAATTGGCATTAACAGAAAATTCTACATTAGATTGGCCAGAACCATTTGCTGATGCAGAAACATTAATGGTTGCAGTATTATTAAAATTCAGATTGCCGTTAGAAAGGATAGAAGATCCATTAGCATAAACCCAAACAGTATTAGCCGAGTTATTCGCTTGTCCATATGCATTTAATGCATTGGTATTCGCTGTATTAGCTGCTGTGTATGCAAGGTTTGCTTGTCCGTAAGCGGAATTTGCTTGAGCATAACCATCGTTAGCTTGTCCGTATGCGTTAAGTGCATTAGTATTCGCTGTATTTGCTGCTGTGTATGCAAGGTTTGCTTGAGCATAAACTGTATTAGAGGAAGTTTGAGCCGAGTTAGCTGCAGTGTATGCAGCATTAGCTTGCGCATAAGCAGCAACAATACCAGTTGCAGTAGTATTAACAGTGAACTCAATATTTGCTGCTTTATTGGTTGTATTCGCAACAACAGAAACATTAACTGTAGCTGTATTATTAAAGTTTACGTTAGAATTTGCATACACAATAGTATTATTTGCATAAACCGCGACCAAGTTGGCTGCTGTATTAGCCTGAGAATAAGCTGCTTGATAATTAGTATTGATTGTACCAAAAGTTGTATTAACAGTTGCGAATGTCGTATTAGCATCAGAACGAGCAGTATTAGCTTGTCCGTATGCGTTAAGTGCATTAGTATTCGCCGTATTAGCTGCAGTGTATGCAAGGTTTGCTTGAGCATAAACTGTATTAGAAGAAGTTTGAGCCGTGTTTGCAGCTGTGTATGCAAGGTTTGCTTGAGCATAAACTGTATTAGAAGAAGTTTGAGCCGTGTTTGCAGCTGTGTATGCAAGGTTTGCTTGTCCGTAAGCGGAATTTGCTTGAGCATAACCAGAGTTGGCTTGCCCGTAAGCATTTAATGCATTAGTATTTGCTGTATTA